CTTGCGATCCAGGTTTGCCGATTCGATGGGTTGTTCCTGCAACAAACCAAATTCCATCCCGTTTTTCGATGTCGGTTTTTATATCACCGTACCAATAGCCATCTAAATTGAGAGCTTCCAGGGGATGCATCTTTTTTGTTTCCTCCGGTTCGGGAATCGAGTTTGCAAAGTTTTCTGCGTTCCTCGATTCGATATCGGCATCGTTGTAAATTTCCATGGGGAGTACCTTTCTTTCTACTGTGGTTTCTGTGTTCTCTGTGTTTTCTGTGGTATCTGTGGCTGCCAGGTCCGGATTCCGCGTCGCGACGCGGAAAATGGGGGGAGCCGACCAACTGGCCAACTCCCCAAACAGTCATCGTATTTTCCGATCCTTGGAAATAATCAGGAACCAAATAACGATGATCAGGATGCAAATTTCGATCATCGGGATTCCCCCAGGTTTACCAAGAACCCCGATTTTTCGGCATGGTCTGATTTCGGGCCAACCCAAGTGAGAAATTGCCAACCGGGAGAATCCCAGAATCTTGCATCGGTTTCGGTCGCATCATAGACCGGAAATCCTTGCCACTCTGATGGCCAGTCTGATTTGTCCTGAAGAACCGGAACCGCAACCGATCCGCCACGATTCAAAATATCCAAACTCGCATCGTGATTTTTGGAGGATCGGGAAAACGTGAGATGCCGATTGTCGGAAAAGCTGCCGTCCAGAAATCGATTCATCCGAAATCGGGATTTTGTGTAATCGTAAAAAATGCAATCGGGGAAGATTTCGGATAATGCATCCGCCATCCCCGTGTCGGAGGAACCATCCAACCTGAGAGATGGAGCAATCCCATCCCGATGGCAACTCCGGATGTGGGAATCAATTTCGATTTGCAAAAGGGAAAAATACCGGACGGGATCCCCGATCAGTAGCATCGTTTTCCAAGTTTTGGAATTCTTGCCTGAAAACATCCGGAGTCTCGATGCGGTATTGCCTAGACATCCACCTGTGCAACCTGAACATCTGAAACCGCACAATTCGATCCCAGACTGTCGGCCTGGGTTGAGATACTGGATTTTCGTTTTCGTTTTCAGTTTCCGCGATTTTTCTACCTTGGTTGATGTTCCCAGAATCTCCAGACTATTTGGCAAGGTGGGAATCCAGTTTTTAAAACCGGATGCCATTGCCCGAACCTGTATACGGCTCCAATTTTCTTTTATTTCTCTCCCCAGGTCTGCACGGGATTTCCCAGAATGCAATCCGCACAACTTGCGAATCTCTCTGGGGTTTCCGATTGGGTAGGATTTGCCCATCTTTACTCTCTCCCATCGTTAGTAACTTGATCGTCTATCATTTTCTCTCTCTCCCTATCATAAAGCTTGGTCTATCACTGGCTACCATCATCAGGAGTGATCCGCCACGATCACCCGACCGGGAAAATTCCCGGTTTCGGTTTAGTACTCGATCCACCAATCATCTTGTCCGTCGAGACAAACAAAATTGTTCAGCCACCAATCCCATCCACCACTCGCACCAGATTCAACGGTGATGGTCGATCCGGCATCGGCCTTATAAAGTTTTTCCTCCAGATCGATATCATCTTTATTTTTGCGACCCAGGTCTGATTCATTCCACCACTCAAGAATTTCTTTAATGGTCTGCTTTTCTGGAGTATCCACACACTCGGTTTCTTCATGATCGGACTCGTTAGTATTTCGACGGATCCGCGTCGAGAAAACGAGAAATTCCTTTTCTTCATCTCTTGGAGGAATCAGTTCCCAGTCAGAGTTGACGATAAAAACCATCCCGTTGCATTCTTCATCGGTTTCCGTGACGATTCCCTTTGTCGGGTCGTACTGAATAAATTCCTTTTCATCCCAATCGGCAACCCTGGCCCGGTTCCCGTTCCGAAGATGATTCAGTACTTTCTCGATGTTTGCGGTTTTCCTATTCATCTTTTCCTCTCCTCTCAGGTTCAGTGTATTCCGGCTCGATGTGCATTCCCGGTTCTTTATCCCACAATCCCCGTAATTCGTGGATCCAGATGCCGATGAACATGAATGGCAAATACACAATCAAAAACAGGATTTCGAAAAATCTAGACATTATTCTTTCCCTTCCAAAAGTTTCCAGACTATTGATTTCACCTTTTCACAATAAAAATATGCATCGGTATCACCCCGCGAATAATCCCCTTGTGCTTCATCTTCCAAATCCTGATGCCAGTTATCCATCAGATCAGGATCGGTTTCCATCTGCTCAATAATTTCCCGTGCCCTAGTTTCATAGATGTCATATGAGGTTTGACGGGTGTAACCTAAATCTTTTACGATCTGCAGCACCTCGCACCACGACAAAAACAGTTTGTCTTTTTCTTTTTTGTAATCCTCAATTGCAGTGCAAAAATCCATTTGTTCTTGAGTCATCGGTTTCATTTTTTTACCCTTCGTTTTTCTTGATTAAACAACAATCACACTTTGCATCGTCGTCTAAATCGTTTTCGGAAACTTCACAAACATTGCGACCGTCAATTTCCAAACCATGCCAATGCAAGGCTTCGCGTCCGCACTCCTCACAATAGAGAAACTTTTCACCAGGACCAAAGTCGCAAGAGATATAGCCACGCATCGACTCTCTCCAATCTGTATGGCTCCATCTTCAGACCGCATCCGCCACGATGCGATGACTCGGGGAAATCCCCGAGTTTCGGATTACAGATCTTCGAGTTTCAGCCATCCGAAATCAGCGGAAACGTAAACAAGAGATTCCGCATCCAATGCAAAATGCCCATCTTCACCGGGAACTCCACAGGCCCAATTTTTTTTGCGACCTTTTGGCTTGTATCCGAGAAACTGCATTTCCTTGCCATTGATGGTTACAGGTTTTCCGATGTGATCCTTGGTAATGATGAATTTCTTCTTTTCGGAAAACAGGTAGCCGGTGATGTTCTCATTTTGGAGTGGTTTAGCAAACTCACACATCGATGCCGATTCGACAGTGTCGATGGTCAACTTCATCCGGACTTGCGAACCATCACGTTCATAATTCATATTTCCGATGGTCGCAGTCAGGCCTTCGGACTCCAAAACCTCAGCCAGGACCTGATTCAACTTCACCCGAAGCCCCTTCAAAGTCTCAACTTCATTCAACTTGGCCATTTTCTCTCTCCAATTTCTAGCCCGGAAACCGATCCGGACACCCGTATTTTAGCACAAATGGCCGTAAAACGTCAGGGATCTATAGTATCCGGCAAATCTATCATAATTTTTTCATCTATCACCTGGACTAACTATCACCGCAGCTTTCTATCATTTTCCTATCATTTGGCCAAATTTCAGAGAATCGGCAAAAAATCGAATCCCGTATTTCAATTGTGTGACGTTTTCAGATCCCACCCTATGTAATCAGTCACAGGTTTTTTGGATCCCTTAGAATCGATTTTTGGGATTTTGCATCATCGATGGTCTCATTTTTAGATTTTGGAGATTTCTAGCGGAGATTCTCAATTGGAGGAAAGTTTGTGGATGTCTTGTGGTCTGCGGAACCGGGAGAAATCGGACCCTGACCGGTTTTGTGACCGGCTCGCCAGGACATCGGACCGAAAACCTGGGGAGAACAAAAGCAGTATTTGGTCGATCTTGCGTATTTTGGCGAATACTGCCCGAATTTGGCATGATAGGCCGACAATGGTCCAATAATCCACATCCCATAAGAGCAGTTATCGGAACATGGCCGAGGGGTGGTGGGGTGGGGCCCCCCAGCGCGGCGCTGCGTGTGCATATATATATACTCTCTCCACAATTACGCCGTGTGTGAGGGCAGATCACTAACGATTATAGGGGTATTTGGCCCCATATAGGCACAATCGACATTCTGGTAGAAATAGTTTAGGGCTTGATTATACCCCCAGCTATTATTCTTCATGAGAGTTTGAAGAATCTTCGTTTCTGAATAAACAGCTACCTGGCTGTCAGTTTGTTTGATTTTGCAGTGTCCAATAAGAGCCTGGTCAAGATTATCGAGAAGAATTGCTTCTGGGTTACTTTCTTCCAAAAATAGCTTAATCACAAATGGTCTTCTCAATTTGCCTCTTTTTGTATGTAGATAGGGCCAACAAGGAAAAGTGAGAAAGGCGAAACACTAGTCTTGCTGGCCCTGGAGAGAGATCGAAATTTAGGAATCCAGGTCAAATATAGGAGTTATTAGTAACTAAATGCTCCTAGATTGTTTCCTAGATTTGGAGCAGGTCAAAACCCCCCCTTACCCCCCCAGAGAGAAATTTCTCTGATGGCACTAATCTGGAGTGGGTAAGAGGAGAAATTGACCCGCGATTATGCTCCTGAGTTGCCTCTGAGTTTGTCGCAGCGTACCGAAGACCCCCCAGAACTTGGTACTGACACTATGTCAAGAGGGGATGTACCTCATATCTGGGGGGCTGTCAAAAGAAATCCGTTTAGAAGGGGAAGTCCATGTCTTGGTCGCTTTTAGCGGCAGGAGCTGGCGAGGGATTGTCGGGTTTGCAGGAATCGAAATGGCTGACCCACCAGGAGGGTCTTGTGGGGCATTCTGAAATGGGCATTTTTTTGTTGTTTTTGGTCACGGTCCAAATAATCTTTTTCCCGCACTTTTTGCATTCGGTTTCTTTGGCATTTTCGGGTTTCCGGCAAACCCAGTCTCCCTTGGTGTCGCACTTTTCCCACTGGGGCTTGACAATCGAGCGGCCCTTGCTGTCGGTGTTTCCAGATTTCCCCTGTATTTCAGAAGCGGCTATTTTGCCAATTTGCCCAATGGAAGTGGAAAGTTTGTGAAGCTCCTGGGCAAATTTGTCGAGACCTGGGTTTTCCTCAATGAGGTTGGAGATGCCCCGGAGAAGTTGGTTGTTTTTCTCCATGTTCTCATTGAGAGTGGCGAGTGCGTCTAAAAGTTCTTGTGTCAAGGTCTTACCTTTCTGATACAGTGCAAGGAAGCACTAGGGGGAAACTTGAGTCACCAACATAAGATGCCAAAGGTAGGAAGTAAACGCCAGACAAAAGTGGGTGTTTATTTGATTCGTGAGCAGCGCCGGCACGATATGCAAAAGGGCATAGAGCAGGGGTTGCATTTTGTGGACGCGGCGGATAAGGCCGGGATTCCGTATGAAGTGGCAATGGGAGCGGTGGCCACCGACGAGGAATTCCAGGGTTGGTGGAAACTGACCCAGGATCGACCCAGACTTGCCAAACGCAAAAACATGGTCGAGAAAATGAACCCCATGCAAATTAAGAAGGATTTTGTCAACAAACTGGCCAAAGCCGGCCTTTTTGACAAGATTCCTCAAATGGTGGAGGGTGCCGATCCTGACACTCCCGAAGGCCGAGAAGTGCTGGGCTTTATGATTAAATACCTCATTAAAGACATTCTTCCGAAAGAGGTGGCTTCCAAGGTGGAGCATACCCAGAAGGAGAATCTGAATGAGCTGAGTGACGAGGAACTGGTGAAAATGCTCCAGGATCGTCGAGACGCTCGTCAGTTGGCCATGCAGGAGCGTGAAGAGGCCGACCAGGCTCGCTTGTCCTATGTGGAGAAGCAGGAGCAGGAAGAGGAAGAAGAGGAGTTTAAGGAATGAGCGAGGCCCTCAATAGAGACCAGCTTTTAGCAGAGCTGGAAATTGAGCAGGAACTGGCTCGGAGGGCTGAGTATGACAAACTCAGTCGATTAGCTCCCAATCCTCGTCAATGGGATTTCATCAATAGTGAAACTCACGAAACTTTGTTTGCAGGATTGAACCAGGCTGGAAAATCTACGGCTTTGTGTATGAAAGCGGCGTACCACCTCACGGGTTTGTATCCGCCGGAATATGAGGGTCCTAGATTTGAAGGTCCAATCAATGCAGCCATTGGGGGAGAAACCGCACAAAGTACACGAGATCTTTTGTGCGACCGATTGCTGGGAGGTCTTCAGGAACGGGGAAGTGGTTATATCCCGGAACATTGCTTTGACCCTGAAAAGGATATCGTTCGGTTGAGTGGGGGAATCGCCAACCAAATCGATTATTTCATGGTGAAGCATTATGACGCAGACGGTCGATTCGACGGTATGAGCAAGTGCATGGTTTTCTCATACTCCACGGGCTGGCAGCGTTTGCAGGGATATACCCTGAATTGGATCGGGATTGACGAGGAGCCACCCTTCCCGGTTTACGACGAGTTTTCTGCTCGACTCAACGCCACGAAAGGGAGAATGGATATTTCCATGACTCCCCTCCAGGGCGAAACAGAATTGTACATTCTCTTTGAGCAGGACAAGAGTGGGGTGAGGGAGTTGGTGAACTACGATATCACCGACGCGACCCACATGGACGACGACCACCGGGCCAGCCTGATCGAGAAATACAAAAATCACCCCCTGGCAGAAGCTCGATTGCATGGAAGGCCCGTCAGGGGAGCCGGCATTATCTACACCATGCCAGATGAGCTGCTGGTGGTGGATGATTTCAACGTGCCGGCGGATTGGCCCCAAATCATAGGTTTGGACTTTCCTCACGGAGTGGGATTTTTCGCTTTGGTGAAACTGGCCTACGATGAATCCAATGATGTGCTGTATGTGGTGGGTGAGTACAAAGACCAGGGTAGAGACACGGTCCACTATGCTCACCGGGCCTTGGCAATGGGAGCTGAGAGCATTAACTGCGCTTGGCCCCACGACGCGGGTCGAGGATTCATAGACGGAGGCACGATTAAACAAAAGTATGACGAGTTTGGTCTGAAAATGCTCAATACCAGCAGTCATATGATCGGCCACGATGGAAAAAAGACTTTTGCGATTATGACGGTGATTGAAGCCGTGATAGATCGAATGCAAATGGGAAGTTTTAAGATTTTCAGAAGTTGCCAGGAGTTGTTGAAGGAAAAGAGAACTTACCGGCATGATTCTGGAAAAGTGAAAACGAAGCAGGATGACCACCTGATCGACGCAATGCACAAGGGTGTGATGATGTTGAGGGAAGCAGAACCCCCTAACTCTGGGGGGTATCGATTGCCGTTTAAGTTGCCCGAGTTCGATTTCTTTGGTTAGGGGATGACATGAGTTTGGATCAGGAACTGAACATCAGGTTGGGATACCTGAAGGGCAGAAGAAACAACCACGAGAATACTTGGCAAGAAATCAATGATTTGATGCAGCCATTCCGTGGAGATATTACGACAAAGAAGAGTCCTGGAGGCAAAAGGATTGGATCGGTGTTTGATACTACCGCCATGAATGCCGCCGATTCTTTCGTCAACTTTCTCAAAAGTGCGGTTTTGCCCAGTTCTTCAGACTGGCTTCGATTGAAACTTCGGGATCGTGAAGCAGACGTTGCGGTGAGGACTCAACTCGACCGGGCGGCAATGAAGATCCTGGAAGCTCTTGCAGATTCCAACTTCTACATCCAGGCCACCAGTGCATTGAGGGATTTTGCCATTCTGGGAAACTCCACCCTCTATGTAGAAGAAGACACTCCGGTGTTGAACAAAGACGATTCTACTTTTGGTGGACTGATTTTTGAAGCAGTGCCGATTGAAAATATGTGGTGGCTTCTGGGCAAAGGGCAAAAGATTGTCATGGCTTGCCGGGAAATGGAACTGCCGGCAGCGGATGCCATGAAATATTTTGATGGCAATGCTGGCCCCAGTGCAGAAGACATGATGATGCGAGGCAACCCCATGGAAATGGTGCCTTACTATCACTTTGTTTTCCCCACGGGTCGATACAGCCCCGTCACTTCAGCAGTGGCCACGAAAAAAGACTATGCCAGCGTGTATTTGTGCGGAGAAAGTGGAACGATTGTTCGCCAGGGTGGATATGACTTCATGCCCTACACGGTTTCTCGATACATGGTGGTTGATGGTGAGGAATATGGACGGGGCAAAGGTCACCTGGCTCGTCCAGACGCTGCTGGAATCAATGAGCTGAGAAGACAGGTTCTGATTGCCGCAGGAAGAGACCTGAACCCACCCCTCATGGTGGAACACGATACCATGGTGGAGTTGGACATTGCTCCCAATGGAATCATGGTGACCCGACCCCCTCAGAAGGTGGCTCCGCAGTTCCTGAAAAGTGGGACTGACTACGGAGTAGCGGATCTGATTGCTCGTCAGGACCGTGAGCAGATCTTGAAAGTATTCTTGGGCGATGTGCTGCAGGAACCGGACACTCAGCCTCGATCTGCGGAAGAATCCCGTCAAAGACAAATGCGAGCAATACAACGGCTGGCGGCTCCAGCTGAAGTGGTGAACTACGAGTTCTTGCAACCGGTCATCGGGACAATCATCAGGATCATGCAAAGGGGCGGTGCCTTAGCTGAACTGAATGAGGTGGCAGAGATACTCGGAGAAGACATCACCATTGATGTGGAGTTTGCCAGCCCCTTTTTCACGGCAGCCAAAGCGGCCTCTGCTCTGCGGGTCCAGGCTTTCCTAGAAAGAAGACTTTCTCTCTTCCAGGCTACTCAGGACACGGCCTTTATCGACGATCTCGACCCAGATCGTATTGCAGAATACGACAGTCGAATGAGCGATGTGCCGGCAGATATCTTCCGCACCGAAGAAGAAATCGAGCAGCGGAGAATGGCCAAGGCAGAAAAGGCCGCCCAGCAGAGAATGATGGAAATGATGATGGCTTCCCAGGGGGGCACTCCGGCCAGTGGGCCAAGTCCGATCCCTGTGAGTGCCGGCAATCTTCCAGGGAGCAGTGTTCCGCCAGAAGTGGGAGGGCAATAGTGGCCAAGAAAAAACGGGACTACAAAAAAGAGTACCGTGATTTCCATGGAAAGCCTGAGCAAATCAAAAGAAGAAGCATGAGAAATCAAGCTCGCAGGAAAATGAATGCCAAACCTGGTCAAGAGGTGGACCACAAACGCCCCTTGTCCAAGGGAGGCACGAATCACAAAAGCAATCTGCGGATTGTGAGCCGGCGAGTGAACAGGAAGAAGGGCAGTAAATGAGTAATGTTTACTCAGACAAAGATCTTCAAATGTTTGGGGACTTTGACCAGGTGTTTGGCACTGAAGAAGGCAAAAGAGTGTTGAAGTGGATGGAAAAGTTTTTCGGAGTGCGGGAAACCGTGGAGCCGGAAGAACACCTGAACACGGTCTTGCGGAATCAGGGCGAGTTGAAAGTGATGGGCATTTGTCCCATTGGAATGGCAAAAAGGAAAGGGTTGCAGTCTGCCTATTGGAAGATTGTGGCCATGATTGAGGAAGCCAAGAGGCTGAAGAAAGAAAGGAAGTCCGTTGAGTGAAGAGAATCAGGATTCCGTGGAATCTGAATCCCCTCCGAGAAAGTACGCCAATAAGTACGAATCTCCGGAAGATTTGGAATCTGCGTACAATAGTCTGAATAAAAAGTTCAGCAGCACGTTGCGGGTGCCCGATTCTGGGGCAACTCCTGACGAGTGGGAGAAGTTTTGGGGCAAAATGGGGCGACCTGAAACGCCACACGGATACTCCATGCCCGAAAATGAGCAGCAGAGACAAGTGCTGGACCCCATGAGTAAAGTGGCCCACGAGGCAGGTTTGACCAAAGGTCAGTGGGACGCGTTGAGCCAGGTCGCCAAAGACCAGCTGGTGCGCGATTCTGAAGCAGAAAATGCTCAGATCGAGAAAATGCGTGAAGAGTGGCAAAACAGTGCAAAGTTGCGTTATGGCGAAGCTTTGGACGAAAAACTGGCTCAGGCAAAAAGAACCTTGGACGGCCTGGTTGAGGCAAACCCGGATATCAGCTCTGTGCTGTCAAAAACGGGTTTGGTGGACCATCCGGCCATTTTGGAAATGATGATTCAAACAGGAGAAACAATGGCAGACGATAAAAGCCCCGATCAGGCAGTCAGCACTCCCGGTGGAGATAACATTGATGCTTTGGTCAATGAAGGACTGAAGTTGATGAGCAAGGGCAGCCCCCTTGACCCTCGCCACGAGGATTACCGCACCGACTTCAAGCGATACATGGAGATTCAGGAAATCCTGATGAATGCCGGATATCAGGGCCTCACAGACCCCAGATTCAAGGTTTAGCATGAAAATACGTCACACCTTTTTAGTCGATCAGGAAGCGGTGAATCGGGCGAGAAACGCAGTTTGTGACCTGGAAAACCTCACCCTTTCCTGTCTGGTCAGCCAAGCCATTCATAAAGAAGTGGATCGGCTGGAAGGCGAAAAAGGTGGGACGTTTCCTCAGAGACAATCGGAGTTAAAGGGTGGTCGGCCCAGGAAAAAAAGTGTTGACAAAGTTTGAAAACTAGGGATGAATATCCTTGGAGCCGACACCCTCTCTTGAGGCCGGTCCCTGACGCTGTGAAAGAATAGCGGCAAGGCACCCGATAGCCCACGGTGAGGCCCGATTGCGGATACCCTCTCGGACAAGTTTTTACTTAACTTTTCAGAGAGGAGTATGCAATGGCATACCCAACAACCACTGCGGCTAATTGGCCTGGATCAGTGGGCGGCGACACCAACTATGTCGATCTTTTCAAACAGGCTTACGCCGACACCATTCGCCTCAAAGCACAGACCATGGAAAGTCGTCTTTCCGATACCTGTACTTACGAGGAGCTTCGTGGTGATCCGCTGAACCTGGATTCTTACAAGCCGGTCGCAACGACCACTCGTGATCGTGGTCAGCTTTTTGGTGCGGAGACTAACGATCAGAACTACTCTGAAACTCTGACCGAGCGTAGAACCGTGGTTCCAGAGTTCCACGAGTTTGCCGAGTTGTTCGATCCTCGCGACGAGCCAGCTCTTCTTCGTGCTATTCGCCCCGATTCCAACTACCTGATGAACGTGGCAGCCGCCTTCGCTCGTAAAAAGGACGAAGTGATTTACGCCGCTCTTTCGGGTTCTGCTGGGGTGACTTCAGCTGGCTCTGCTTCCACCTATAATTATGTTCAAGACATTTCCGTTGCTCAGGGTGGAGCCACTGCTGGAAGCAGTGCAGGGACTGGAATTTCGGCTCCTCCGGCAGGTTCCATTGGTGCAGCCATGACTGATGGCAATTACACCTTGATGGCCAACACCGTTGACGTAGGTGCTGACAATTCCACTTTGTCGGTGGAAGACTTGGTCAAAGGTCGTCAGATCTTGGAGCAGCAGGGTGCCATTAATCCTGGTGATCCGGTTTACGTTGCCATGAACCCGGCCATTGCTCGATTCCTTCTGGCCGATACCAGCCTGACCAGCTACGACTTCAACGCGATTCGTCCGTTGATGAGCGGTGAGATTGCCAACTTCCTCGGTTGTGAGTTCCGTCTTTCTAATGAGATTGAGACAGGAATCACTACTGCAATGACTGCCGATGACGCAACGACTCTTAGCGAGATTGCTGATGGTTCTTACGCGTATATGTACACTCGTAGCTCCATGGTGTTTGGAATGGCACAGGACATGAGCGTTCGCTTCGACGAGCTTCCTCAGCGTGGCTACTCTCTCCAGGCTTTCCACAGCCTTGGACTGGGTTCTGTGCGGATGGACCCGAAGAAGGTTGTTCGTATCGGTACTGTGTCCTAATCGCTGAATAGGTGAGTGACCCATGTCTGGTAAAACCAATCCGGTTTCGGCAGCGGTTTTGGGCCTGTTTACAGGCACTCAGCCGGCATTGCACAGCCAGACATGGGTCAGTCTTTTCACGACAAATCCCACCACCGATGGGTCTTCAACCAGCTCATACCCAATACCGGGTACTGACTATGTTGAATGGGGCGGTGGTCGGTCTCAGGTTTTTACTGGTTCTAATCCTGTCAGCAATCCTCACTGGGACGGTCCAGAAATAGACGATATCAACACCAATCGCTGTCGAATTAAAAACAGCACTCTTTTTGGTTGGGTCAATATTTCTGGAATGAATGTTTCTGGTGACACAGTGGTCGGCGTAGGTGTTTGGGATGCCGAAACAGGTGGGAATCTTTTGTACTGGGATGTTTTAGACAATCCCAGGTTCATTCAAAACGGTGACACGTTCCAGTTTCTAGCTGGCAGCCTGGTTATTCGGGAGGACTAAATGCTCACGCTAAAAGAACACGGAGTGTTTACCTTCCGGGTATACAAGCCTAATGGTGAACTTCGAGTGGAGCGAAAAGCCCACAATACCATGACAAATGAAGGTGCAAACCGGATTTTAAACCTGGCTTTTAATACCAGTTCTGCACCAGGAGAAGACACGGTCTACACTGGCCTGATTTCTTCAACGGTTCCGTCTAGTGGAAGAACAGTAGCGGCAACAAACACCGCTCTGAATATAAAAGAAGATACAGCCAGTCCACCCTACGATAATAACTGGACTGAACTGGTGAACGCCGGAATCTCTCAAAGAGCAACGTCTACTTTGGGTTTTACTTCGGCTTCTAATAAAGTTTCTTTTACAGATGCTACTTTTGCCATTACTTCAAACGAGGAGACGGCGGCTGGTGCGTTTATCGTTAGTAATCAAACAAGTGGTTCTACTTCTGGGACTTTGTTTGCTTGTGCCCTTTTTACAGGCGGTAATCTAACCATTGAAGCCGGCGAAACTGTAAAAGTCACATTTGAAATGACTCTTAATCCATAAGGAGTGAAATGGAAGCGTCTGGAAACATGAGTTGCAACGCAACTCCACAAATAGTGAAATCGAAAAAAGTACAAGCGACTATGGGTGGACCTTCGATTTCTTTTGAAACAGGTTACTTTGACATTGAGCATTTGGACAAACACGGCAACGTGAAATCCAAATTCCGTGCATACAACGGAACGACTCAAGAACTGGCTACGGAAGTTTTCAATTTGATTGATCCTGATTCTACAGGATTAATTTTGGGTCAGTCGGGCCGCACGGCAAACATTGTTTTGTTTAGTAATAGTGCAGCCAACACAGCCCCCACCTTGCTGACTTCAGACACCTACGCCACGGGAATCAGTGGTACAGGTGCTAGTTTCCACACCGGCACCTTCAATGTTGAGACGGGTTGGACTGACGCAGACGCTAACGGTGGATTGACTTGGGGTGTCGCCGCGGATGGTACGGGTACTGGTAACTTTACCTTAAGTGGAACAACCACAAAGAGCTTTACCAATACGAACCCCACTGGTTTTACCGGTCTTAGTGCATCCAACGTGGTAGGTGCGGCTGTGTACGCCGAAAATAGCGGCGGCACTGACGGCGTTCTTTTGGCTTCAGCAGCGTTCTCTAGCGGAATCGCCACTGTTGCAACTGACGACACCGTAAATGTTACGTTCACCATGCAACTGGTGGTCACTTAATGCCAAAAGTAGGTAAGAAGCGTTTCTCCTACACCAAGTCGGGAGTCCAGGCGGCAAAGAAGTACGCCAAGAAGACCGGCAAGGCAATGAAGAAGACTAAAAAGAAAAAGGGTTACTAATGGCCAAAAAAGGTTTGTACGCAAACATTCACGCAAAGAGAAAGCGAATCAAAGCCGGATCAGGCGAGAAAATGCGTAAACCTGGGTCAAAAGGGGCACCGACTGCTGCGGCCTTCAAAAAGTCTGCAAAGACAGCCAAGAAGAGAAAGCGGAAGTAGTAATGGCAAAAGACCCTCGTTTAGCCAGAGCTGGAGTCAGTGGTTTCAACAAACCAAAGAGGACTCCGAACCACAAAACGAAAAGTCATGTGGTGGTGGCAAAAGTGGGAGACCAGGTCAAAACGATTCGCTTTGGTCAGCAAGGGGTGCGAGGAGCCGGCAAGAATCCGAAGTCAGCCAAACAAAAGGCTCGCAAGAAGAGCTTTATGGCGAGACACGGGAAGAACATTGCCAAAGGCAAACTGAGTGCGGCGTACTGGGCCGCTAAGACAAAATGGTAGACACACACCTCTGAGGGGGGGCGACCTGGCGGGCTGTTGCCCCTCCTCTATTTTTGGAGCGGTATGCCTTCTTTTATGTTGTCGCTAGATTCTAGTGGTTTGTCTGGCAGGGATGGCGTTCCAGGTGGCCTCGCTTACTCGATCCCAGAGGCTCACACGATCACTGAAATTGCTATTCAAAGCCAAAACGCCACAAAAGACCTGAAAATCAACTTGTCTATTGGGGATAAAAGGTCTTCGTTTTTTGGTAGTGGTCTTGAGTTTGCATTAGCCGCCGACCTTACTATGACTTTGGGAAGCCCTACAAGCGGGGATGCTATAAGCGATTGGCTTAACGCTATAAACCCATCCGAGTCAGCCTCACAGTCTACGAGCGATGACCAGCCTATGTGGTCAAGTTCTAACTACGTTCATTTTGCATCCGGCTTTCCTGGAGATCACTTTGACTTACCAGCAACCCCATTTTCCTTCGACGAAGATGAAGAGTTTACGATTTTTATTGTGACGGGAATGGTGACAGCCAACAGCGATAATGAATCCTTTATTCTCGGAGGAACAAACACAGGAGGCAGTGACTATCGCTCATGTTACGGGATATACAACAGTAGAAGAGCCTTAATCGACAACGATGAAAATGATTTTATAAGCACTAGTCACATTCCGTCAGGCTCACAAATAAGGTGCATTTCTAGGAGAAGTAGTGGAAACATGGACGAGTACGTCGATGGAACCCAAACGCTTACTGACGATAACACTTGTGATAAAGAGTTTAAGTTCACCTATATCAACAATGCCTTAACCCGTAGTGGGCAAAGTAGCGGAACTCTTAGACTCTTTGAAGTGTTAGTTTACTCAGATAGCATTTCATCAATGGGTAGCGAAGAAGACGTATTTGGAAACACGACGACTGTCCGTGAACAAATAGAAGGATACTTGGCCCACAAATGGAGCTTGACCGGAGGTCTTGATTCTACCCATCCCTACAAGTCTTCAGACCCTAGAGGAACAGGCTATGACACTTTTGTCATGGCTTCAGATCTAAGCCTTTCAAGCGGTAAAAACAAATACAACCCTTCATCAGAGCCAAGTTTTTCTAATGGCGGCGGGACTTCTCCTAGCGACTGGGATACTGCATCTCTAAGCGAATCAGTTGATGCTGGAGAGGTAGTAAGAATTTTTCCTACCAACTTTCAAGACGTAGGCGAGTTGTTGGTTAAGGTGACGTACACCTAATGGCAATCACCTTAGTAAGATCCTTTGCTCAAAGTGCCTCAAGTAACGGAACGCTTACAAGTCCTTTTACCACCATTCAAGCAGGTGACTTAGTTGTTCTTGTATGTGCTGGGGGTAAGCGATCTCGAGATGTTCCAGATGCTGACCCAGATGACGCTCCAAGTCAAACAGACAGCTCAGGTAACTCTACCTCAAACTTATTCAGTTTGCTTGGTGCCAGCAACAGTAAACCAGGCCGCCTTTCTTTTTGGTACCGGTATTGGACAGGCTCTACCGACGATAACATACATCTTGGTTCGGGATGGCGTGGAAACGGAAATCATGTTTGCGTTGTCGTCTTGCGTGGAGTTTCTGCGGCTGCCGGCAGCATCACTATTGGCAGTTTTGCCACCAATACTACAGGTGCTGTTAATGAGCCTAGCGTCCCTGAAACATACACTGAGTTTGCTTATGTAGCGGGTTGGTCAAGCGAAAGAGGTGGGAACTTTAGCAGTCCTAGTCCTGCGGGTTTCACCATTGCTGGGCGTAGCAACGCCGGTGAAGGCTCCGTTTGTGCTACTTATGACTTAGACCTTACGTCTGCTGTTACCAACATTAGCATCGGTCCCCCCGGCGACGACAGAGATATCAAAAGCAATGCTCTTGTCATTAATATGGCTCCGGCAGCGACTACTTACACCAGGTCTGGAATAGAGTCTTTTACTCAATCGGCTTCAGCTAGTTACGTTGTTGCAAAAACTTTCTCTAAAACCCCGACTCCACCCCAGTTCACTCAATCAGCTTCAGCGACTTATGATGTAGCCAAGGTTTTTGCTAAAACCCCGACTCCACCTCAGTTCACTCAATCAGCCAGCGTTATCGCAGAGTCAGTTTTCGTAAAATCTGAAACAGAACAATTTTCGCTGTCTATTAGCACTCCTCCAACAGCAGATGTTTCAAAACTAAACAGAATTGTTACAGAAGTCTTTACTTCTTCAGCATCGGCTGATTATGATGTGTCTTCTGAGTACAACAAAACTCCTTCAGCATCGCAGTTTACCCAATCCGCGTCAGCAATTTATGATGTTGTTAGGGTTTACAGTGAGACTCCAACCCCGGCCCAGTTTACCCAATCAGCCAGTGTTGATTATGCTGCCGTTTTCGCAAAATCTGAAACAGAACAGTTCTCCCTGGTTATCAGTGGGAGCCCAGGCGCTACCGTATCTAAGCTTAATAGAGAACTTTCAGAACAGTTTAGTTTATCCGCAACAGCTAATGTATCCGTATCGGGAACATTTCCGCGATCTGGAGACGGGTCGTTTACGATTGAAATAGATACTCCAGAAGTATCTGTGAACTTTTCGCCGACTGTCGCTTCTCCGAGCTTCCAACAATCAGCGACCTCTGTATACACAATAGGTCGCACGTTTACCAGGTCACCCGCAACACCGCCGGAGTTCACGCAGTCGGCTAGTGTTATTTCCGATGTCGCTAGAGTTTACAATCCGAGTATTAACCCTGGGGTTGCAACACTTGAAGACCCTTCAGCCACATACGCAGTTGAATATGGAAGAACAGCAGAACCGCCGGCAATTGAAACGAATGCTTCTGCGGCAATTACTTACAATGAAACCGCCACAGCTGTCTTTACGCTAAAAACAGATCTTTCTACAAGCAAAGTAGATTATGTAAAAACCAGCACTGGCGTATTTACATTAAGCTCTTCTTCCATTGGTGGAAAAACGGTTACCCCAGCACTAGAGGCTGCGGTATTCAACTTCCCGCCACGAACAACAACATCGACCATTGTAATGGATCGATTCCCGGAAGTTGGAGCAAGCCTTACTGTTCAGGCTCCGTTAGCTAACTTCATTACAAATGCTCCTGATTTGCTTTTTGGAATCAACAGCGTTATTGAGCTAAATGCCGCCAAGGTCATATCCAGAACCGCTTCGGCTGCTTTTAAACTAAGTGATTCTGTTGCCGGATATCCTTATCAAAGAGTTTTGCAGGTCAGCCTAAATGTCAACACTGATACAGAAACGCAGTCACCTGCTGCTGTTTCTTTGAACAGTCAGATTACGGTCAAAAGAGAAATTACAAAAATTATTTCGGTCTCTGGAAGTGCAGGGACAAACGCAGATATTACGGGTGGAAAAATAGAACGAGACGTAGAATCCACGTTTAGTTTTTCTGCGTCAACAGATCAAGCCTCGGGGTCTACCTTCCAGGTGTTTGCAGACATTGATGGCATAGGCACTGTGGGAGCCACATTGTCTCAAAGATTAAGGACGGAAGCGGATATTGATGGCGTAGGAACCATTGGTGCCCCTCTCTTGCAAGGAGCTGATGTTGTGACAATCACGGAAATTTGGAATGTGGCTTTGGTTGAGTTAGGCATTGCAACAGTGACGGAAGTGGATACCTCTCCACAAGCCCAATTGCTGTCAAATGTGTGGAACGGTGGATTCCGTCAGCAGTTCCTGGCAGACCATGCTTTTCACGGAGCAAAGACCACGAAGAGCTTAAGCCTCTTTACGGATTCCAGCGGAAATGCTGTAAAGCCCTCTGGAAGCCGGTGGAGCAATGCCTACGAACTTCCTACAGACTACATTCGAGCATTGACCATCAATGGACTGGCCATGCAGCCAAACACCTCAATGGGTCAAAATGCTTGGGAAATCGAAATCGTCAGTGACGGGGCTACAGACCCTACTTTGAAACGGTGCCTTCTTTCCAATGAAGGATCAGTCAGCCTGGAATACATCATGGATATTGGAAATGACAATATCTCTTTGTTGTCTCCCCTAGTGGCCCACGCTTGTGGATTGGCTCTTGCAGCTCACGTTGCCACTAACTTCGGTAAGAACCCGAGCGAGCAGCAGCAGTTGAACCAGAAGGCCCAGGACGCACTGCTGGCGGCTAAGGGTGTGGACGGCCAGGAAAGCAGTCCTCGTATGTTTAGCACAACCTCCCTGCTGGATGTGAGGCGATAAGATGGTCTGGCTTCCTCAAGAACGATTTAGTTATGGAGAACTGAGTCCTCGTCTCTTGGGGATGGGTTCTTCGGATCAAGTGAAGCAGGGCTGTAAAACCCTGGAAAATGCGGTGGTCACCAGAACCGGCGGGGTGAGGCGGCGACCTGGTACAAAGTACGTTGCCGATCTGCCTTCAGATGTGACCGACGCGTATTTGGTCCCTTACCAGTCAGCGGATCAAAACTATATGCTGGTTTTTGGGTATTCTGTTTCTGCCCAAAAACTCTACGTTTTTGACGAAGAAGGGCAGTTGGTTGCCTGGAATGACGGTTTAGACCACGGTCCCTTCGCAGCAGACCCAGTCACCACTCAAGGAAACCACGGTTTCGGTGCGAATGCTGGGCCTCTCTATCACGTTCAACACGAAAACAGAGTCTATGTTTTCAGCCAAGCAGACCCACCCGTGTATTTTGAGAAAGAATACGCAACAACGCCAACATTTAAATTTGGTTTAGCACCAATTAAAAATGGCTCGCCAGAAATCAAAAATTACAAGCCTAGCATTGCCATTACCATGGAAGATGGAACCACCGGCAGCCTCGATCTTGATCGCACAATTGAAGCAGACGCAGATTTGTTCCAGGCATCTGACGTAGATGCTTCTGCTGGCAATACTGCAAGTAATCTCCATTCAATCTGGAGATTGGGTGGGGGTTCTGCTCCTTCAGCTGAAACTTCTTTTCCAGCAAGCAGGTATCGAAACGGTCTTTCCTGTTGGTTTGTAGCTAGAACTTTTGGTTCTTCTAGGAAACTTGTGGGCAAAAGACTCACAAACCCAATGGGGCCAGATCCTACAGATTGGACCGGGCCTTTTGTCCATGAGCGTTATGTTGACGCAACTTTTTCCGGCGGAGACATATACGAGTTTCAAACAGTCACAGCGACTGGAATGTTTTCAGAAGCCGACAATGGCAAAGTTTTTACCGTAATTTTGGAAGCAAATGGAGTAAATAGAGAGTTTTTGTTTTTCATTCATCGAGTCATTGACTCTGATTCTGTCGAAGCCCTTTCTCTGGGTAATGGCAGTGGCGATGCAAGTTTGGTCGGATCATCATCTCAACAAATTTCAATAAAGAAACTTGCAGAACGCCCAGGAATCCCCAAAACAGCCGCTTATGCAAGAAACTCTGGTGCGGCCTCTACAGTTCTAACTGACGATTTTGAACTGGTTTTTAATGAAGAAAACTTTCTTCCAGAAGGCCACACAACTGCTTTCGACGGTAATTCTGGAACAGCAGACAAAGGCGGCACTGTGTATATTGCAGGGGGAGCCGGTAGGGCAAACTCTCAAACAAATACACGAGTTTACGATTGCTCGGAAACTTCTAACAGAAACTACTACGGACCCACTTTTAACTTTGGTTACGGTTACTCCAACGGTACAGGATTTCCGACAACTGGAGCTTCTCACCAGGGCCGTTTGTTTATGAGCGGATTCTCCAAGGAGTTTCAGAACATTATTGTTGGATCTCGAAGCGGCGAGCCTGACGATTTTACTACAGGCCCAAATGACGACGAGGGCTTGGCATTCAAGATCAGTAACCAGGTGGGCAACGGGATTCGCTGGCTGATTAGTCAGCAGGATTTGCTGGTCGGATCTGATCTAGCCGAGTTCAGGCTCTCAGGTGCCCCTCTAACGCCCTCCAACGTGTCCGTGGACCTCCAAAGCACATACGGGGCAGAAGTGGCCATGCCGGCCCACCTCGGCTCTGCAACGCTATTTGTGACCCGTGGAGGCAAAGGGCTTCGAGAGTTTGCCTACAATGAATCCACCAACAGATACCAGAGTGCAGACCTCACGGACCTGGCTGACCATTTGTGGGCCGGCCACACCAGAGAGGTCGGGCGGTTTTTTGAAAAGTCGCTAGATAAGGTGTTGCTGCTGAATAGTCCCGACCAGCTGGTTGTGGCTAAAAGTGGAAATACAGTCGATATTCTCAGTTACCGACGCGAAAACGGGATTTTAGGTTGGTCTCCCTTTTTTAGCGGAGATGCACGAAATTACTCTTCTGATTTAGTCCAATATGACCACGTTAATGATATCGCAATGCTTCCTAGTCGAACTAATGAAAAGTACGACAGAGTATGGATGTTAGCGACAAGATTTCACTCAGAAAACAGCGGTGGGAATACTTCAACTAAAACGATTGAGTATTTTGAAGAAGGTTCTGTTTTAGATTCTCAAGTTTCAGTTACTCCGAGCAATAACCAGGTTACAGGTTTAGATCGTTTTGAAGGAGACACTGTACAAGTCATATATGCGACTTTTTACATCGGAGAATTTACGGTAACAAACGGCACGATTACTCTTCCTACTAGTACAGGAAGCGGAACAATCGTGGGCAAGGGGTACGAATTCAAGCTTGCCCCAGCCGTGCAGGAAATTCAGGGAAGAAGCGGATTCACTCACGGCCACAAAAGAAGTTACGACCGCTCCCTGGTTTACTTCAATAAGACTAGAGGGCCAGTGGTTGCCGGCTACAGTCTGCAAACACTTCCAGCAGCAGGTTACGCCCAGCCGAGTGAAATCAACGGTTGGGAAGACGTTCCAGTGATCGGACTTTACGGAAAAAGCCCGGTCTTCAACATTACTCACAACAATCCATACACAATCGAGATTCAGAGTCTCTCGGTTGAAGTGACGTACTCGGACTAGGGGGACTCATGGACCCATTTACCATAATGGCCATTTTGGGGACGATCAGTGCAGGAACTTCTATTGCCGCAGGGCAAATGGAAGCAGAAGCCAATGAAGCCCAGGCAAGAGAGTCTGAGCGTGTTGGTCGTGAAAAAGCCAAAGTTGAACAAGAAAAAGCTGGCAGAATGCGTGGCACTCAAAGAGCCGGTTACGGAGCTGCTGGAGTCGATATTGGGTACGGAAGCCCTCAGCAAATCATGCTGGAAACTTTGGCAAATTCTGTACGGGAACAAGAAGCAATTCTGGCAGGGGCAAGATCTGAAGCCAGAACTTATCGTCAGAGAGCAAAGATTGCTCGAATCTCTGCGATTGGTGAAGCGGTGGGCACGGGTATGCGTGTTGCCGGTTCAATGGGAGGCTAATAATGGCAATCAACATTCCTCGTAGTCCGATTAGTCAAGCCGCTACCCAGCGGAGAAGCCTGCTTCCTGCCAGTGAAGCCGGCCAGGTGGCTCGCACGTTTGGGGCATTGGTCAACATTGGCATCCAGGAAGTCGGCAAGTATGCAGATCGAGAATCCAAACTAGAAGCCGAGCAGATTGCCACTGAACTTAAAGGATATGAGAAACGTGCTTCTAAGAATCTTTCAGAACAGATTCACGAGTTGGGATTTAATGAAGCTGATCCAGCAGATGTCAGAGGTCTTGTAGAAAACTACATTGACGATATTGCGTCTTTTTCTGAAGCGCAGCTTGAAGGCACATCTGTTCTGACCAAGAAAAGACTTCAGCCGCAAATAGCAAATGCTACGAAATCGATGCGAGATAACCTGGACTTGTCCATAGAAGACTTCATGGACCAGTACGAAAAAGGCCAGGTTTCTGGAGCCATTAGCCGTGCAAACACAGGTTATTCTGGTTTAGACGCATCGGTTCAGGTGGTTAAAGATTTTGAGTTCCTGACTTCTCGTGTTGCAAAAGGATCTCTGAATCCAGGAGAATTGCAGAACTGGCAGCAACTCTCGATCTCCGGGATTGCCAATTCATACACTGGGTCAACAGGACCAATGGAGTATCTGAACGATTTGTATGACCCTAACGGAGCCTTGCAGGGTCTACCTGGGTCCATGTTGAATCAAATGAAGTCTAGCGTAAATCCCATGAAAATCTCTGGGTCTTTTAATACTGAAATTTCTTCCTTAAATTCAGGGGAAATCGAAATAAAGAATGGTGTTGCTTCATTTACGCCTGGTTCAGATCAAGACAGAGAAAAAAGAAGAACCCTTCTTGAGACTACTTTGAAGAATCTGGAAAAGGAATATGGTTTTGAAGTTCGTGAATTAAGACAGTCTTTAGAAAACTCATACAAAAATCAACAACGGATGGACGCTGCTGGTTCAGAAGTTGCCAAAATGATGAACGATGTGGTTGGCTTGTCCCAGGGTGGAGCGATTCAACCTCGCCGTTACTCCAAAGCTCAACGAGACTCAATCCTCAGTTTGATTGCAAGCAATAAAATAGCGAACCAGGTTCTTGCTGATCCGAATAGAGCCAACTTTCAAATGTTTACGGAAAATTTTGGAGGCATTCCAGATCTTTTAGTCGAACGAATGAAACAAGGCATTGATGCCTACGACCTTGAAGTTATGGAATCAATTTACCAGTATTACCCAAACGGGCACATAAACTATTCTGGTGAAGAATCATTAAGTGAAGCTCAAAATGGCAAACGGGTAGAATATCAGTCTTTAAGAGAAAGTGGTTTTAATCCATTGGAGGCAATTGATTATATGCAGTTGCCTGACAAAGAAAAAACACCATTTAGCAAAGAAGAATCGCAGGAAATCAGTAACGAAATTGTTTCAAAGATTGGTCCCTTGTATCAAATGCGCTTTGGGACAGCTTTGCCTGAAGAATTCAAGGGGATGATCCAGAACAGAGCAGAGGATCTGACTGACCTGTACGCTTATATCACCTTTCAAAACCCAAATATTGCTCCAGAAAACCGAGTAAGTCATGTGGCTCAACTGGCAATGGAAAATGCTCTTAACAAGTTCGTAGTCGCTGGAGATCCAGGTTCTCAGGTTTTGCTTCCAAGATTGTCTGGAACAAATGAGCAAAACGGCCCTAACGCAAATTGGATTCCTGGCCAAATCAAAAGTTACCTAGTCGGAAACAACACCACGGTTGACTTTGGCGACAAGCCGGTTCCATTCAACCAACTGACTTCAGAGCAGCAGGACGAGTTTATTGACGGGGCTACTGCCACTCGTATGCCATTGCCAAATAACTACCGATTTACTCTTTCTGACGGTCAGCCGGTCATGTTGGAGCTGAACTACGGTGAAAGTCCATTAAAGGTTCTTCAGTCCAGCCTGGATTCCCTGAATGCCGGCGCAGATGTGGACACAGAAGCAGAGGCCACGGAGTTTCTTGCAGAACAGATCTTTGGCCCTGAAAACTCTGGGTTCGCAGTCGATACCTTTGGGCAGATATTTGAAGATATTTCTAGTGCCCCGATTTCTGGAGTGAGCAATTTCTTTTCTCAGTTATCAAGTTTTATCGGCATGGGTGTTGACGCATCCCAAGCAGCAATAGAAGCGGCTTTAGCTGAAGGAGATTTTACTGACAACTTTCGACATATTATGAATCCTCGACTAGTACAAAGAATGCTAGAGAATTTGGCTGAACCTCCGGTCACGCTTCCTGTGTTTATGAACGATCCTGAATACAGAGAGCGATTTTCCGAAATACTGACTTCTGTTTCCAAGCAAATGAACAATGAAGATTTTGAAGCAATCGAATTGTCATCTGGTTTAAGCATGGACCCAGGAATCCAGAAAGCATTCAAAGAACTCAAAAGTGTAATGAGAATGCGGGTTCCAGGTGCTATGAGATCTTTGCCTTTCATTAGGTCTTATGAAAATGTTGTCGCTTCAATTGCCACAGACATTCTCAGGAATGAATTTGAATTGGAATTGGCCAAAGATCCTAGCTTGGCTAAACGCCTTATAAATGCAGGTAAAGTCAGCCCATTGGTGGAGTCTTACGATGACTTTATTCATGCGTACACAGACTTGCCAGACGAAAAAGAAGTGCGGCAAAAAGCCATGCCATTGTACGGCAGGGAGATAATTGAGCCTTTGCCAAGCATAGAAGAGCGGATAATCGATCAAATCTACCAGGTCAATGAAGTAGACATTAGCCAGATAGGTTTGATTCCTTTACAAATGGAAATCGAAAACCCGCAAAACAGAGAAGAGATGGCAAAGAACATTGCCATTTGGGAAAAAGAACAACAGTTTCCGATTATGCCTCGTCAGTCTGGCAGGTATTACCCTCAAGGATACACAGAAGACGTAAGGGTGGTTCAATCCACCTTGTCAAAAAATACCAAACAGGCGACTGAAGAAATCGCGTCGATCTTGTTTAAGGGCATGACTCCCACCGATCAGAAGAACCTCTTTGACCTGGGACCACTTTCCAAGCCCACTGGAGCCAGAAAGTCTGGCTGGATGAATCAGCGATGGGGAAAGGTCCAGGTGGATCGAGCAGACGGAATGGACCCGAATGCCAGTTTGGCTGCCCTGAAAATAGGTCTTTCCCGTGGGATGCCTGGAAACTCAGCCTCATTCATTACGGGTTTGACCAATAAGCAGTTCTTCCGTGTCTGCGAGTTAATGCAAGCCATGTACGAAGCAGGTAGAAATTGAACAATCAGCAAGAAATCTTTATGAAAAACTATGGAAGTCTGTCGCCTCAAGCTCAGGCGTTGGAGTTTCAAAGTCTTTTGTACGATCAGGTAGATATTCCAGATGCCCCTATCACGAGTGGCTTCATGGAAACTGCTGGTGCTTTCTTCCGACAAACCAACACGTTTCGCAATGCAATGTTGGCAATGGACGACAGCATGACTGTCGAAGATCCCTCATACGATCCTACTGCTGACCCGCTGATCCAGGCCAACAGCTGGATTAAAGAGGTGTACCCCAGCGTCTTCGCTTCCATCAACACTTCTGGCAGTGCCCTGGAGGCAAAGCTCAAAATAGACCGAGTTTTGTCAGAGCATAATGACCGTAGGATAATTGAGAATGCTGGCCCGGGAACTGCGTTATCTGCCGGCCTTTTTGCTGGGCTTTCCGACCCGATTAACTACATCGCTCTCGGAGGTGCCCTCAGGGCCGCAAAGGCCGCCTCTCTGGCTTCCCGGCCCCTTGCGGTAGGTGCAGTGGGTGCGGCAGAGAATGTGGCCGCTCTGAGCCTTGCAGAGCCTTTCCTGCAAGCTGGACAACTGACTCGCTCAGAGGACGAGTTTTTGCGTGATTTGGTAGGTGGAGCAGTCCTGGGCTTTGGGTTTGGTTCTGTGGCGGGATCTATGAGTTCTGGCCGCGTAGCGATGAACCGAGCATTGATTGGTGCCGATTCCGCAGAAGACGTACTAGACCCCAACTCTGTTAGAGGGGTGATTCAGAACAATCCTGACCTGGGTAAAAGAATCGACGATTTTATTGAAAGTGACCAGGGATTTGCTGCATTGGCAGAAGTGCCAGAAGAAGCTCAAGGAATCCTTCTGGAAATAACCAAGGAAATCAATCCAGAACTTGCTCGTGTTATTGGATCAACAAAAGATAACTTCTTCGGTCGAATGCTGACTCGGTTTATGTTCCTGAATCCAACTATGAATCTGGCTCGTTCAGAGTCTCAGTTTGCCAGGACTGCGCTGGATGTTCTGGTGAAGCCGGCGATTGTTCGGCAAAACACCGTAGACCGTCAGTCGGTGGAGTCAGTGCTGATGCTTGCAGAAACTGCGGCAATGCGAGTCCAGCACAGAATCGACGAGGTGATTTCAGACAGCAATGTAACAAGATCAGCCTTAAATGTTGTAGACAGGCAAAGCCTTACAAAATCCGAGATACTGGAAATGGCAGGTAAAGCAGCAGTCCGAGGCGACGAAGTTGACATTGAGAATCCTGGATTAGAATTTCTGGTAGACGAAGCTACTGGTGAGCTGATTGAGGTAAATCCATTTACCGTTGTTCGGGATGGTCAAAGAAGAGTTCTTAACCAGGCTGAAATTGACGTAGTAAAACAAGTTGCAGATATCAACAGGAAGTTTTCTGACGCAATCAGGAAAACAGCCATTGAGTCTGGAGCATTTACGGCTGAAGAGTTGGACGAATCTTTAATCAGAAACTACCTCCAAAGAAGATACAAACAAGCCAAGATTGATACCAACAGAGAGGCATTTGAATCTGGAGTTTTTAAAGCTCTGGAACATAAGCAGAGGACTTTGCTGCCAGATCTTGAGTCTGAGCAATCTGACCTTCGAGGAGATCTTGAGAGAATCGAAATGCAACTTCTGGGTATGGAACCAGACGACCCTCAAAGAGCTGCGGTTCAATTCGATGCTGACTACCTGAACAATCAAATCGCTGAGTATCAAACCCTAATTGAGCAGTTAGGGAACAAAGCTGAGTGGCAGAAACTAGCAAACAAGATTCGCATCCACATAGCAGACAATCTCACAGATGACGGCGATGCATTTCGACAAACCAACAGCTTGAGAAATCGAGTGCTAGAAGTTGAAGATCGGTTCTTAGCGGGTTTTATTGAAAATGATGTGAAGAAACTTCAGCAGCAACAAGTCAGGGTTATCCTTCCCCAAGTCATGGCAGCCGCTCAAATGGACAACATGATGGATGGATTTAGGCTTAACCCTGGATTGCAAGCAAAGTACACCGCGACGACTAAAAAACTTGAGCAAATGAACCAAGATCCCAACGTCTCATTTGACGATATTCTCCAGGTTCGCTTGGAACTAGAAGAAATCCTGGACGATGCGTCTCACCTGAAACTGCAAGTGGCCCTCAGGTTGAATAGGGAGCTTGAAGCATTCGGGAAAATCACAAGCCAGGCTGAACTTCAGGAGCAACTGAACAATCGGGTTCAACTTCTTAAAAGACAAAGAAGAGAATGGCGAGCCAGTGAATCTGCCTTAAACAAAAAAGCAGAAGAGTTGCGGCTTCTTGTCAGCGATTTCGACGCAGTCCGGGCTTCAAATCCAAACGATACCAGAATCCCTGATATGGAACTGGATATCGAAGTACTGGAAATGAAAGTTAAGACCCTCCGGAAAGAAACAAACAAACTAAACAAGAAACTGTCTACAACCAGGGACGGAATCAACGAATACGCAAATAACGCTCAACGAGGCCCTGAGTCTAAATCAGACATAAAATTTGATTACGAAGAAACGAAGTTTGGGGCTAACACGGTTGCTCTTCAAGGCGTTACTGAAGTGCAACAGTTGAGAAGCCTTCTAAGTAATAATAAAGCAAGAATCCTTGCAGCTGTCAGCGATTCAAGAAGGCTGGCATTCCAAATCAATAACAGCTCAGAGCAGTTAAAAGTCCAGGTCAACAGAGATTACGATGAGCAATTAAAGTTTAAGAAGAAGCAGCGGGAAAAAGAAAAACTAGCAAAGAAGCGAGAACGTGACCTCGATGACCTCGCTGCAATCTTTAACAGAATGAGAAACCAGAAACCACCTGGAGAAAAAGGCGGTCGAGTTGGAAAGACTGTCCGTGATTGGAACTACCTTCGACTAGGTGGTGGATTCCTGATTTCGAGCATTCCCGACTTGGCTGTCGGAGTGGGCATGGTTACTTTGCCTACTTATATGCGATCACTGGCCAGGTATCTGACAGAGCCGATTCGCAAATTGTTAGGTAAGCCTACTACAGAATTCCGGGCAGATGCTTCCGAGTATTTGTATGCAGCAGAAGCTGTGCTGGGCGGAGAAAGAAACAGAAGGATTGGTGGACTAGATCCATTAGACCCAGATCGAGATACTGCTTTTGAGAGAGCGTCTGCTATAGGTTCTGAAAAGTTTGGCGACTTTTTGGGTCTTAATTTGTGGAATGGAATGATGAAAGACATCAATGCAATGGCCATTGAAAGTCGAATCTTCCACATTGCGAACAAAGTTCGTAATAATAAAAAGCTTAAGCGATCTGAGAAAATGTTTCTTGAAGGGTCAGGATTGCAAGAAGATCAGCTAGTGCGCTGGTCGATACTGCAAGAGGCCTACGGTCGATCTGAAAAAACTTTAACAGGTTCAAATTTTTACTTCTCAGGATCTAAGAAGTGGTCACCTACAGGGGCGATTGACGAAAACCAAGCAAACACCGACCGACTTGCCCTGGATCGCTTTATCTTTCAGAAAACAAATCAAACAATTGTCACTCCAGGTGCCGGCGACTTGCCTCGTTGGATGACGGATACAGAGTTTGGTCGCTTGGCTGGCCAGTTCGGGTCTTTCTCAATGGCGGCTACAAACCAGGTATTGCTTCCTATGATGCAGAAGTTTGCTATGGGAGATATGAACCAAGCTCTCATGTTTGTAGGAACCAGCACTTTAGGGGCTGCTTCTTACTGGTTGCGTCAGGCTCTTTCTGGAAAGGATCCATTTGAAGACGAAGTCAAAAAAGACCGAAGTGGAAAAATTGTTACAAGAGTGCCCTGGTGGAAAAAGTCGATTGTCGAGGGTATCGACCGGGGAGGTACGCTAGGTTGGATTTCCCAAGGAAACGCAATCCTCGAAAGAATGACTGGCTTCGGAGTGTCAACTTTGACAGGCACCGGAGCTTTGACTCGTATGCAAGCCAGGTCCAGGGTCGATACCGTCCTCGGCCCTACCGCCGGATTTATCAACGATATAACGGCAGTAGCTGGTGCCACTGTCGATAAAGTCTTGCACGGAGAACCCTTTACTGAAGGTGACTACAATGCCAGCCGGAGAATGTTGTGGTTCCAGAACCTCCACGTTATCCGCTTGGGATTGGATATAGCCCCAAGTCTGTTGGAATACAGACAAAACCCCTCAAAGTTTAATTACGAACCCATGCAAGCGATCCGCCCCTTGCAGCAACGAATCAGAGATAACCTGCAAGGACTCTAATGCGATGGAAAATCTTGAATGGACAGGCGGCCTGGGTGCGATAGCTCTGACAATACTCATTTTGCGGGAAGTGTTCGCCTTCGTGGGAAAATCAAAAAACGGCAATGGCCATGTTGCTTTGGATACCAACAAAACAATTACACGTTTAGAAGTTGAGATTCGCAAAGTGAGTCATGCGATCAACAATTTAAATCAAGTCCTGAACCTGATGCATCACGAGCTGAAGGAGAACAGGAAGGATTCAGAGGAAACCCTGAAGGAAGTCAGAAGGCTTCGAGAGGAGATCAGGAAATGAAATACCTGGTTCTGATAATGTTGCTTTTGGTGGGCTGTGAGACTCTGACAGATATCTCAGACACCCTCTTTTACCGTGGAGAAGGCTCCTCCAGCACCGCAGAGGACGCTGTGCAGGTGGCGAGGCCCCTGATCCCCACTCCCTGGAGCGAGGCCGCTGTGGCCGTTGTGACGGCTGTGGCGACCTGGTGGACAGCCAAGCGAAAATTGTCCTCCCCTCCTGAGAAAAAATAAGGTACGTTGTTTTGGCCTCGGGGGTTAATAAGTCCCTAAACCGCTTGGTGCTGGTCGTTTGGAAAGACATAACGGCTAGGGCTGATTGGGTCGGGAGCTACGAGGAAGTGCTTGAGGAGATCCAACCGATTCGTTGCGTAACGGTCGGTTGGATCATCCTCGACACAAAAGACACCTTGATTCTGGCAGATTCTGCGACTCAGGACCGAACGCTGGGAGGCACCACTGCTATACCGAAAGGCGTGGTGGTGAGCATTGAAGAGTTAAAAAGAGAGAGTGCCGCGTCGATACTCAAGAAAGCGACTTTGAGAGAGTCAGCTAAGAAAAGGAAGGGCAAAAATGAGACCAAGGGAATTCTCCGCAAGGGAGGTGACTCGAACGATTCGAGTCCTAAGTAGCGTTGCCAAAGATCATTTGGTAATGAGCGAGCGACCCACCCGATACTTTTTCCTGGAACCTGACGGCAAACAAACTTTGATTGGCCGGCATATGGGCCAGGCGTACAACCGAGTCAGAGCAGAAGCTGCTGAAAAGATCAGCGACCCAGAAGAACGAAAAAAGTTCTGGCACGTTTCTTACAAAATCCAAAAGAATGCACAATACGGGGTTACGGGAATGGCCCGAGTCTTTTAGGGGGACTATGAAGACCAGGATTGAACAAATCTGGGATCGAATTGAACAAGTTCTTTTAGCGATTGGTGTGCTGGTGATTGCCAGCACGTTGTTGTTTTTAGGGGGGTGTTTTGAATGAGTTGGCACTGTTCGCTGGAGTTGGTGGCGGAATTCTCGCAAGCGAAAGTATGGGTCACCGGGTCGTGTGCGCGGTGGAAAAAGATCCGTATTGCAGAGAGATCCTTATGCGGAGGCAAGAAGACAAATGCCTCCCAGTCTTCCCCATCTGGGACGACGTTAAAACCTTCGACGGGCACCCCTGGAATGGCCTTGTCGATGTCATTTCTGCTGGATTCCCATGCCAACCCTTCTCAAAAGCGGGCCGGCAAAGAGGGGCAGACGACGAAAGAAATTGCTGGCCCGACACTGCCAGGATCATCGGAGAAGTTCGTCCAGCTCGAGTTATTCTCGAAAACGTCCCACCCATCAGAAAGTACCCTACAGTCATTAGAGATCTTGCCGATCTGGGGTATGACGCTAAATGGGGAGTTGTTGCCGCTAGAGAAGCCGGAGCTAAACATCAACGAAAAAGATGGTGGTGCGTGGCCTACCCCCAGAGCCGCTAATCCTGGGTCAAGAGTAAATGGAAAAGGCGGCAAAATCCTTAATGAAGAAGTGATGATAAAAGAAGGATTGAGGAATCGGGGCGAGTATTCAAATAAAGCGGAATGGCCCACCCCAACGGTCAACACCAGACCTAACGAAGGCAATGTCCGTCTGCTGCGGAAACAGGTTCTTGAAGGAAAGTTGAGCGAGGAAGAAGCCACTCAAATGCTGAATGGGAAGTCTCCCTTTTCAGCACAAGGGGCTGTTAAAGAATGGCCCACCCCAAGTGCAACCGACAGCGGGGGTGGAATTGCTAAAGATACAGAGATATCTGAATCAGGAGCATACTCCCGGAAAAACAAAGACGGCGTTCGTTGGGGAGTCCCCTTGAGAGATGCTGTTCCTGCTCACGAAAAGAATTGGCCGACTCCAACAGCCTCGGACCACAAAGGGAAAAATTCTTCAATAAGAAAAGACACTGGAAAATTACGCACTGACCGCCTGGACCACGTTAACGAAGTGACTGGAAAGCCAGCATTACGGCTCAACCCAGACTGGGTGGAATGGCTGATGGGCTGGCCGATAGGTTGGACTTCGCTGGACTTTATCAACATCGATTATAAAGGCTGGTGGAGATACTGCATGACCGAAGAGCCAGCCAGGTACTGGGAGGAAGATCCTGCTGACATTCCAGTGGGAGAAAAATACCACACCCCGAGACTTACCATGAAAAAAGAAAACAGAGCGCAGAGATTAAAATGTTGCGGGAATGGCCAAGTCCCGCAGCAGTTACTTTTGGCAATGAGAGTTTTATGTCAGGAAAGGCAAACTCATGGTTTACAGTGACAGGGAAAAGAAGTTGATTCGTCAGTTTTTGAAGGATCTTGAAGCGCTGAAAAATGCACATCCAAACAGAAGGTTTAACCTGGCTTTGGGGTTGCAGGTTTCGTATGAGCATATGTTGGATATGGCTGACGAGAAAGAAGCCGATATCCGGTTGGATTGTGAGGCTCCTTCACAGGAGCAGATCGACGAAATGCGAGACGCTTACGAAGAGATGCAGGTGGACGAAGCTCGGGAAGAGGCAAGGTAATGTTTACCTGTCTGGTGAATGGGCAAAGGGTTTATGCATGGGACATTCATCCAAATGATGCCAGGCAAGCGGATCTTCGCTGTCCTGAATGCAACGGCGTGGTGATCTTTAAAAAATGTTCTGTTCGCAGAGACCACTTTGCCCACACCAGAGAATCTAATTGCAATTATGGAAGCGGAGAGTCTTCAGAACATATTGAGTGTAAAATTGCTATTTATAACGATCTCAAACTTTTCTTTCAGGAAGAGTACGACACACCAGGTGCAGTAGTTGAACTGGAATACAAGCATCCAAACAGTGGCCCTAAAGGCAAAAGGGCAGATGTCTTTCTTAGACTTCCAAACAAACAAGGCTCAATGGCTGTTGAAGTTCAAAAAAGCGACATCACCGTAGATACCATTAACGAAAGAACTCAATACTGGAATTCTTTAGGCATTTCAGTGTGGTGGATTATTCCTGTAAACAAACTTCCTTACCAAATGTATGACATCACAATAAATGCTTGGAAAAAGCATTTGTCCATAATGCAAAGAACAAAAAATAATGGTCTTTGGTTTTATGAATACGGTATTCGTGAAAACGACAAGTACGTTTTTCTAGAGTTGCAAAAACTTTCTAGAAGTAAGTACAAGATTGTGGAGTCTCACCATTTTTACCCAGATGTTTTGTTTCAAAACAGATACTTGGGATACAAATCAACGAATCAATTTGTGTACGGAAGGCACAATGAAAATTGTATTCCTAGTAACCTTAAAGTAATTGTCCCGAAAGGCGAATATGCATAAGGAAAAAACAGAGTTTCGATTTAAGAATGGCCAGTTGAAATCAACCATTCACCTCAGTTACGGCAGGGTCTACGTCCACAACAGTAATGACTTTGGAGAGCGGCTTTCCTACTGGATTTGCCAGTGGGACGAGAGCCTGGATGCCGGCCACTTCAGAAGCTGGGACGGCAATTACATTCATGTTACAGGACTGCACCAGTTCGTCCGGGGCTTGGTGGACCTTCCCCTCTGGTCAAACGTGGAAGAATACAGCGACGCGGTGAAGCGAAACGAGAATGCTCGCAAGTGGCTCCAGACTCTCGATCAGTACCACCGCCGCTGTATGCTGTTCTTCGAGGAAGGCTGTCCCATGCCGGAAGATGACTACCTCCGGGTTCACGCTCTCAGTCAGCAGGAGTATGACACTGCCAGCGACAAGCTCATGTGGGACGTTTGTCATGCCAAGTCAATAGTGAACCGCCGGACGAAAGCCCTTGCTGAATCCACTCGAGAAGTTCCCCAGACTTAATTTGGGGGGAAGTCACACGAATCACCCGCCATCCCATAAGGGCCGCAGTGTTGTATTTTTCGCAATCATTGATGAAGCCCTTGGGTGAAGTGTGCCTTCCCCCTCTAAATATTCCGCCTTCTACTTCCAGAGCCAGTTTCTTTTCAGGCCAAGCGAAATCAAATCGCCACCTTCTGACAGGGTGAAACTTGTACTCCTGGACAAAAGGCTCAACTTTGTGAGCTTGCAGAATCTGCTTGGCAGCCAGTTCCAGGTTGCTGGTTCTTGAGCTGGATCTCGAAGACCGCTTCCGGCGTGGAGACGTAGACTTCTTTCCCGGTTTCCCCATGGTAGACATCGTACTCCAAATCATTGAGGTATCCGTTGTAGTTCTCACCGGGCTTGATTTGAATAAGTCGTTTTTTTTTCATTGTTCTCTGATTTCTGCTCGACGCGATGCCTGAACCGCCGCCAAAACCTGAAAAGCATGGCGATAAATTGCCTTACTTAACGGAGTTTTTGCGTCAGCATTCTGTTTAATCATTTGTTTAAAGGCGACTCGCATCACTTTTTTCATGGGGCAACCCCAGGCGTACCAAAGATTAGCCTTGTCGGCAGCGATGCGGATCATCTCTGAGATTATCAGATACTCAGGTTGTAAGGCTAGACCCAAGATAAATACATCCGTGGGTTCCTCGTCCCAGACCTGGAACAAGTGGCAGAAAATCTCCAACACACTCCAATCTTCCATATCGTGATTGGATTTTGTGTCGTAGAAAACGATTCCTGGATATTCATCGTCAGGTTCAGGGTAATAAACAAGGACTCGATCATTATCAGGCGTATTGGAGGAGGTGATTTCCAACCTGACCGTGCCGTACATTGAGAGAATCTCGACGGAAAACCTTGTTCCCCCGGATTCAATCTCAATTTGACCGATGGTCTCTTCGGCTAGCACGTTTATGATCGAGTCCTAACAACAGGGCTAATCCTGGAGCAAGTCCTCCACACTCACTGAGCTGGTGACTACTCCGTTGTCCTCGGGCTTGTAGGCACCCTCCCGAGCCGCCTCAAAGTGGTCTTTTCCGCCTCTCTTCGGCAATCTCAGCAGAACATCCAGGTCGCAGGAATCTTTCCACTGCTCCACTTTCGACTTGTCGAAGGGAGTCAGGACACCATCAACCATATCCCAGAACTCGTCAACCTGCTTGGCAGTGAACCCTTCTGTGGTGATTCGCTCCTGAAGCAGTTTCTCCCTGGGTTTGGTGATTTTGTACCACTTGCGAATTGGGTCGCCCATTTTAGCTGCCAGCTTATTGGCCCTCTCCTTGTGCAGATCCCAAACATTCACCTTTGCCACCTCGACAGGCTCCTCAGGGGCCTCCTGAACGTCCGGCTCCGGCTCCGGGGGTGCTTCCTTGAACTCTGCCTCGACAGGCTCCTCAGGGGCCTTCTCCTGCTCCTCAAGACGCTTGGCCAAACCAGTCGCACCCCTCTTTTTCGGGGCAGGTCTCACCTCAGCAGGAATGAACTCCGCGTCGTCCGAAGCCTGAATCACTTCCTGAGCCTCCGGGCTAAGCTTAATCCGCTTCAAAGCCCTGCGAATCACCGATTTCTTGGCCATTTCGTCGTAGTACTGGGTCCAGGCAGGACCATTTCCACTCCGGCTGGCATTGCGAATCTGGTCGATTTCGTCCCGGCTCATGGTTTCGATCTGCCGGCCACCATTGCTCAGGTCCACCAGACAGTAAGCACCCACGACTTCACCCCTCGATTCCGTGGAATCAAAGGCGTTGTATTTGTGCCAGAAATCGTCGTGGGTGCGCTCGTAAGTGTCGTTTTCCCTCACCACGCCGCTGTGAATGTTCTTCACGGTTCCACTGCGGAAGGCCAAATCAATCAGGCCGGCATACCCAATGACCAGAGAAGCCTGATTTCCATAGGGCACAATGTAGGCAGAACCAAGAACTCCGATATCCAGGCCCAGGTGGGTGGCCTTCACAATGGAATTGATGATCGTATCCGGGCGACACTGCTGAATCGCAGGATTCATTTTGACCTGGCTGCTCACGTTTCTAAGAAAGCGAGGCTGGTCGATTCCTGCCGGCAACAGTTCTAAAAGTTTCGGGCCAGATTTATCCAGCCAATTGTCCACTCTTTGCAAAGTGTTCATTTCTTATTGCCTTTCCAACGGGCAACGCGAGAAGTGCTGGCTTTCACCGTAAATTCTTTTCTCGCTTGTTCAAAATAGGTCAAGGTTCCGAGATCGCAGACACCTGCTTCTGCATTGCCCAGAGTCGCCAGCACTTTCGCCTTTGCCTCCTTCGCCTCTTTGGCTGCTTCTCTGGCAATATCTTCCTTGGCTCTCCACTCTCGGACCAAGTTTTCATCAATTTTCACACTGGTCTCAGGCTCTCTGCGAACCCTCTTCAGAGTTTCCAGACTGGGACTCACTTCTTCCGGAGCCACCCCTTTGACCACGTTTTCTTCCCAGAAGTGTTTCCCGTGCATGATGGCCTGATCGATCAGCTGGTCGTTTCTTTCCACCCAGTAGAGCTTTCTTTTCAGCCCTTCCTCAGCAGTCAGCACCGGCACCGCCACTTTCTCCAGGTTTGCAGTCCAGATCTGCCACTGACACTGCATGATGATGTGGTCGGGGATTTCGTCAGACCCGTCTTCACCAAATGCCTGGTACATGGAGGAAGTTTTAGCTTCGATTCCAATTCTGCGGTTGTCTTTCACCAGTAGACCGTCCAAGTTGGCGTGGTGCGGAAAGTTGTAACCATTTTCGGTAGTTTTGGTCACTTTGATATCCACGCCTAAACTCCAGTCAGCACCAATTTGATGGTGTGCCCAGGTGACCAGCATCGGCTCACAGTCGTTTCCGATATCAATGGCCTCACTTTTTGGCTCATCCGTTCCATACACTTTCTGCATGAAAATATCGTGAGCATTCACAAAAGGGGAAATGTTCATAATCGCCCCAATATCAGAAGCACCGATACTTCCTCTGCGGAATTCCTTCTCTTCTGCGCTAATCACCATGATTTTGCCTCTCTTTCTTTTTGGCGGCTAGAAAAGGTACGCTATTTTAGTTTGTTGGGAAAGTACTTTCTTCCTTTGATTTTGCCGAAATTCTTATCCAGAGTCTCCATGGCCTGGGCCACAAAATGCACCGGATCTTCCAGATAATCGGTGGCGTACCAGACATAAAGGTCTTTCAGGTATTTGCCCCAATCGGTTTTAGGCCAGATTTTCTTAATATGATTGAGGAAAATCTCCGTATCGCACCGATTGTGTTCCAGTTTCTGCCAAATATAAGCCGGCGATTTCTTCATTTTCCGGGCCAAACTTGACGGATTATAGCCTCTTTCCCTCATTAACTGCCAAAGAGGGTGCATTTCTACATAGGCCAAACGGGCAAGATACTCACGGCTGTTTTCTCCCTCCAGAATCTCCCTTTTGAAGATCAGCCTTTTCCTGGTGGGGTTTTTAACGGGGTGTTTGTAGTTGTGCAACCGGCTCATTTCTCCTCCTATTCCTGAGCTAGGGTGTAAAAAGGCCAATGAAAAATAGTAACGGTGGTAGCCTTCAATCCACTCGTCCTGTGGTTTCTGTGGTTTCTGTGTTCTGCCGCTGTTGAGCATTCTGCCGGCGGTCAGCTCTTTTCTGTGGTCTCTGTGTTCTGCGTCTGCCCATTCCTGAAGAAATGCCACCTCAGCTTTCTGTGGTTGCTGTGATCTGTGGGCAAGTACCAGGGCAGCCATATACCATTCGCGAGTGATAGGGCACCATCGACTAGGATCGGGAAATCCCGGTAGATGGTGCCATTCTCTAGGATCTGGTATTAGCTTTTTCGGCATCTTTAATTTCCTGAATCCACCTTGGAATCCGGGATTTGATTGCATCCAGGATAAACGGGGTAATCCGTGATCCCTTTTTAATTGTGAAATCGGCAGCCAAAGGGATATCCATCGGCAATCTGAAATCATCTGGCAAGTGATCTTCCCCATAGGAAATCAGAATACAGAGTGAGATAAACAGCTCGGCATCTTTTTTCCAATGGGGACAATTGACTAAAGCTTTTTTGAGTTTCCAGGGGATCGGTTTCATCTTGTTCTCTCTCTTAGGATTTAAATCTGTACAATTCTTGCGATCCAGGTTTGCCGATTCGATGGGTTGTTCCAGCAACAAACCAAATCCCAGCCCGTTTTTCGATATCGGTTTTTATATCACCGTACCAGAATCCATCTAAATTAAGGGCTTCCAAGGGATGCATCTTTTTTGTTTCATCCGGTTCAGGAATCGAGTTCCCAAAATTTTCTGCGTTCCTCGATTCGATATCGGCATCGTTGTAAATTTCCATGGGGGGTACCTTTCTTTCTACTGTGGTTGCTGTGGTCTCTGTGATTTCTGTGGTTTCTGTGACGATTGGAGCTGGTTTCCGCGTCGCGAGTTAGGCTGCCAGGGTCGAAGTGGCAAGGGAATATCGGAACATCCCGACCATCCAATAATATCGGATGTTAAAAATGTCGGGATGTTCCGATAAATCATCATCTGATTTTTCGATCCTTGGAAATAATCAGGAACCAAATAACGATGATCAGGATGCAAATTTCGA